GTGCTGCTATTGAAAACATCAACAAAGCGCGTGACGTATCCCAGATTGGCTATGTGCCTTACTACGGGCCTGATGTAGCCGCTTTCTCACCAATGCAACAGCAGAGTATGCAATCTACTGGAAACGCAGCAAGTGCCTTTGGATTGGCCCCACAAGGCTTTGACGCTATGGCAGGAATGCCACAAGCACAGACCTTTGCAGGCGGTATACAGGGCTACTCAAGCGCACCTTTGTACGAGCAGTCACTAGACAAGCTATTTGCTAACGCACCAGCACAATATCGTGCCATGAATGATATGTTTATTGACCCGTTTACTGGCTCACGACCAAGGGGTGGATATGGTGCTACACCAACACAAGTAAGCCAAATGTCATCTGGTGGTAACGGCAATAGCCCATACGGTAATGACGCTAATATGGCTCATTTAGCTAGAACTTATAATCCAAACAGCCAGCCAGATTATCAACCCGCTGTTGATGGTGGCACTGGATATTGGTCTGGTGGTGAAAAGACAGGTATGCAAACCAACCTTATGACAGGTGATGAATACGAGGCTTATGTACTTGCTCACGGCTTACCGCCAGAGGGTGATACATTTATGGATGGTGTGCGAGGTTTTGGTAGATCATTTGTGAATAATGGACTTTTAGGAAGTTTATACGAGTCTGTTACTGGCAATCCCATTATGCAAAGGGATATAGACCCTAGTGACCCAAATTACTACGAAACCATGTATGGCGATCAGTCACAATTCTATCCTTTAGGCGGTTCTGCAATGGCGGCTCAACAAGAAGCTGATAGACGGGCGGCTAGGCAAGCAGAAGATTTAGCAGCACCAGCTAGACGAGAAGCAGCAAGAGTAGAAGCAGCAAAGGTTCAAGCCGCTATGCAAGCGGAAGTTGATTATAATCAACAAATGCAGCGTGAAGCAGCTTTGTTAGAAAACTTAAATCTTAGCGCAGTAACAACGCCTTATATAGCACCAGTTGTTAGAAGCACAGTTAATAGCGGCCCTAGCGACAATGTTGGTAGAAATTCTTCTGGTAATGGTTTTGGTGCCTCTAGCAGATCAGGCAGCACATCATCTGGTCAAACTGATTACGGATTCTTTTAAGGAATAATATTATGGCAGGCGCACCAACAGGCGGTTTTAACGTCAATCAAGCAGCAGCAGGCGGCATCCAGCAAGCAGGTATGGGTGCGGCACAAGGCATGAACTATAGGCCAATGGCAATTACTGCCCCGACTCAAGCTGGGTTAGAGCAGTACACCAATCCCTATGAGACTCAGGTGGTTAACCAATCACTAGCAGACCTAGAGCGTAGCCGACTAATGGCCCAGAACGTAGGTGGCGCACAAGCAAGCGCAGCTAACGCATTTGGTGGCTCACGGCAGGGTATTGCAGAGGCGGAGACTAATCGGGCCTTTGCAGATCAAGCAGCGCGTACAGCGTCAGGATTGCGTCAGACAGGCTACCAGAACGCACAAAGTATGGAACGTCAGGCCCAGATGCAGAACCAATCAGCAGGATTATCAGGCGAACAGCAGCGCATGGCAGCAGGTCAGCAGTTAGGCAGCTTGTCTAATCTAGGTTTTGGTATGGGACAGACTATACAGGGCCGCATGGATCAGCAGGGCGCAATGCAACAAGCATTACAGCAGCAGTTGATTAATGCAGGTAAGCAACAGTACGCAGGCTATACAGGCGCACCAGCACAATCATTGCAGTATTTGTTACAGGCCGTTGGTGGCGCACCAGCTTCTGGTCAAAAATCAGAAACTTATGAAGCAGGTTTGTTTGATTACCTAACAGCAGGCGCACAGGCATACGCTACTAATCCGTTAGCGATAGGTAAAGCACTTGGCTTTGGAGCTTAATATGGGATTATTAGATCAAATTATCGCTAATGCAAAAAACGCATCCCCTACAGCAGCTTACGATGGTGAGTTAGCCTTGAAAGAAAGGGAGAATGCTTTAAACTTTGTTCCTAACAATCTTGGAGGTGTGCAAGCAACTCCAGCCACAATGAGAAATAACTCAGCGATTCCATCATTTAGTAGCTTACAGCAACCACAAGCACCACAAGGTATGTCAGCAGATGACAAAAGCGCATTAGCGTTAAGCTTGGCTGGTAGCTTTGCAGGCATGAGTGGCAATCCTAACACCAACAGCATCATGGCTGGTATTGCAGGTCAGCAGGCTACTTTACAGGGCAGGCGTGAGAAGGCTGACGCATTAGAAATTTCTACCAATCAAGCTAACGCTACTTTAATGCAGTTAAAAGCTGCTGGTGTGCCAGATGAAGTATTGAATGTTGCTAAAACTAACCCTGAGTTACTTAAAGTTATTACAAGCCAGTTTATGAAAAGTAAATATGGCGGTTCTGATATGTTGAAGTTTAGTGGCGTACAAACTGATCCAACTACAGGTGAGCAATATACAGTAATGTCAAACCCGAATGACGGAACATCTGTTAAAGTTCCTGTAGCTGGTGCGACTCAGCTTACATATGAGCAAAAACTAGAAATGGAAGGGCTAGCTACAAATAGAACTGCTGACATAGCTATGGCTAAAGAAAAGGGATTCTTGGCATTTGGTCGTGCCAGCGATATGGATGAATCTTTAGCTAAACTAGAATCAGCCAGAGAAGCGGTTAATGATGGAGCCGATTCTGGCATTATGGCAGGATTTTTCCCATCCTTTAGTGCAGCAACAACATCTTTAAGAACAACAGCTAACTCGCTTGGTATAGACATTATTAATAGTGCCACTTTTGGCGCGTTAAGCGAGAAGGAACTACAGTTAGCGTTAAGCACTGGATTGGATTTAAACTTGCAGGGTGCAGAATTAAAGAAACATATTGCAGACAAAATAGCAGCGCAAACAAAGATGCGTGATTGGTTAATGAGTCAAGCAAAAATTCTGACTAAAGGTGATATAACTTACTCCAGTTATATACAAAAATATAACGCAGAAAAGCCAAGGGCAAATCCTATTGTAAACTTTACTGGTGGTGTGTCCAATACAGGTGGTGGTTCTACAGGTGGCGGTGGAAAGGCTGGATTGTCTCAAGCTCAGATCAATGCAATGACTCAGGCTCAAAAAGACGCTTTCTTTCAAAAATTTGGTATTAGGTTATAGGAAGGAAAATTTATGTCAATGTCAGATGAAGATTACCAAAGCCTATTAGCTGATTTAGATTCATTTCAGCCAGAAGATGAGGTGGCAAGATTAATAGCACAAGGCGCGTCATTTGGATTTGCAGATGAAATTGAGGCTTTGGCTCGCGCTCCATTCCAAAGTGAAAGCTACATAGAAATTCGTGATGACTTGCGTAAGAAGATAAACGCGCACAGAGAACGTAGCCCGTATCAAGCTATGGCTTATGAGGGCGTAGGCGCAATGATACCTACTGTTGCCACAATGGGAGTCTCTTCACCATTATCAGTTGTTAATGCCGCTAGGCCAGTAGTAAAGGCTTTGCAGCTTGGCGCATTAGAGGGCGGTGTTGCTGCTGTTGGTTTAAGTGAGCGTGAAGGTGCTGCAAGTCTAAAAGATGCCCCATTAGGTGTTGCTCTTGGTACGGCTGGTGGCGTAGGAGGTTTATACGCTGGTAAGTTTATGGGCGGTGGTGTAGATAGATTTTTAGAGTTTGTGCGCCAACGTGGTAAAGGCCGCATGGGTACGGTTGTTGAAAATGAACTAAACCGCCTAGCAGATCAAACAGGAATTTCGCGTGAAGAACTTTTTGAAAGAATAGCTAATGGCGAAACAATGTCAGACAATCAAAGCCTGCACAGCACAGTAAGGTCTTATATGTCTCAAGGTGGTGAGTCAGAGTCTATTATAAGAACTGGCGTGGAGCGTAGGGCTAACGAAGCAAGGACAGTAGCTAAAGACGAGGTTCAGATTGGTTTAACTGGTGGCACAGACAAGAACGTGATGAAGATTGCCAAAATGAAGGAAGTTGATTGGAAGAAAGCAGAAAGTGCTGGGTATAAAAAAGTATTTTTAGAAGCTGGTGAAGTTACTCCTGATTTAAGTAGGCAGGCGTTAGAAGTAGTTAGCAGGCTTCCTAATGCCCTTGATGAAATGAATAAACTTTACGGTATAAGAAATATAGTTCCACTATTTAGAACTGGTGCTGATGGTGCTGTTGAAATGGTTAGGACTCCTACCCTAGAAGATGTTGAAATGATTAGGCGAGTAGCTACTGAATCAGCTAAAAACGCGTATAAAGAAGGTAGGGGTACTATAGGCGGTGAAATATCAGTATTGGAAGATAACCTAAGAACAAACATTGATAATTTTAGCCCAGAGTTAAAAGACACTCGCGCTGGATGGTCAAGAATGTCATCAGCTAGGGACGCTTTTGAAGATGGTAAAAAAGCCTTTGCTGGTGACGTTGAAGGCTATGAAATGCTTACAGAGAGTATTATGGCATCAGGTGACGAAGCTGTAATAAGTGCATTCCGTGAAGGCGTAATGTCTGCTGTTAATCAAAAAATGGCAACTAATGGCTCTAAGCGTTTCTTAGCTAAACTGGCTAATCCAGAAATGAGAGAGGGTAGAGTATTTGCTAACATATTCCCAGAAGATAAGCAGAAGTCTGCACTTGTTAAGTTAGCATTACAGGGTAAGACCCAGCTATCTTATGAAAAAATTATTGAAGGCGCAAGTACAGAATTAACCAGAGCAGCAGGCAAGCAGCAAAATTTAAATGTAGGCGCAGATGAATTATTAGCTTTGTCATATGGAAACCCTGCTGCTGCGGTAAGCGTAGCCACGAAAGCCATTAAAGCACTTGCTCCTAATCTAACAGATAGTCAGCGCAGTCAGATAACACAGGTTCTTTTAAGTGAAGACCCACAATTTGTTAAGAATGCAGTATCAGATAGTGGTAAAATGGCTCAACTACAAGCTAGAATTAAAAAGTTGACTGATATGATTACTACTGGAAGTCAGAGTGCTGGCGGCTATACAGGTGGCAAGGCTGCTGAGTTTGGCATGAGAGGCTTGCTTAGTGAAGTAGAGCCAGAAAGTACAACGCAAGAAGGTGCAATGTAATGCCACAAATGACAGAACAGGATATTCAAAGCGCAATTAAAGACGCGATACAAAGTGCTATTGACTACGTTGACAGTGACATTGCAGGCCAGCGTGAACGCGCTCAGAGTTACTTTGATGGCAACGTAGACCTAGAGCATGAAGAAGGTCGCTCACGAGTTGTGTCTACAAAGGTGCGTGATGTGGTGCGTGGTGCTAAACCAAGCCTAATGCGAATCTTTATGTCTAACAACAAGTTTGTGGAGTTTACGCCTAAAGGCCCAGAAGATGTGGCTAATGCTGAACAAGCAACGGCTTACTGCCATTGGGTATTTAACAAGGCTGGTGGCTACAACGTACTTAGCAATGCTATCCATGACTCCCTAGTTAAGAAGGTCGGTCTGGTTAAGGTCTGGTGGAATACTGAGACTATTGCCAAATCTTACACTTACGAGAACCTGTCAGATGAAGAAGTGCAGGTGCTGGTCAGTAAAGAAGGCGTAGAGGTTGTTGAGCATCGACAAGAGATTGAGATGGAGATGGATGAGTTTGGCTTAGACGTTGAGCGTAACGTCCACAGCATGGTCATTTCTCATAAGTATGAAGAAGGTGAGATGGTCATCGAAGGCATCCCACCAGAGGAATTTTTCATTGATGGCTCTGCTAAATCCATTGACGATGCTTACATCTGCTGTCACAGAAGCGAGAAACGCGCAGGCGATCTTGTGGCTATGGGTATTGACCAAGACGTTGTGGATGGTCTTAACGGCTCAGATAACGACTCTTTGATTGGCAATATTGAAAAGATACAGCGATTTGGTGAGACTATCCAAGACGATGAGGATGTGGATAATGACCCATCAATGCGTCTAGTGTTGGTCACAGAGGCTTATATGCGTTTAGACGCAGAGGGTGATGGCGTACCTACATTACACAAGTTCTTGTGTGGTGGCACTGATTACGAAGTATTAGAAATGGAGCCGTGGGACAAAGCCCCGTTTGCTGACTTCCAAGTTGACCCAGAGCCTCATGCCTTCTATGGACGCTCACTAGCTGAATTGGTATTACATGACCAAGACACCACCACCAGCGTACTACGCGGCATTTTAGACAACGTAGCCCTAACCAACTCACCACGACTAGAAGTAATGGAAGACATGGTGGAAATGGATGACGTACTTAATAACGAGGTAGGTGCAATCATTCGTAGTGAGCAGATCGGCTCTGTTAACCCACTAACGGTTCCCTTTGTTGCAGGCTCTACGTTACCAGCATTGCAGTATCTTGATATGTTGGTTGAAGAGAAGACAGGTATTTCTAAAATGTCTATGGGCGTTAACGCTGATATGCTACAGAATACATCTGCCACTGCTGCTGCACTTACTGCACAAGCTGGTGCTGGACAGGTCGAGGTAATGGCGAGAAACCTTGCTGAAGGCGCAAAGAAGCTATTCCAGCTAATGCTGCACGTTGCCATACAAAACTCCCCAGACGAGCAAATGATGCGTCTGAACGGGCAATTTGTGGGTGTTGACCCATCAGTGTGGGATTCCAGCATGGACATGGAAATCAATGTCGGGTTAGGCACTGGTCAGGAGGATGCTAAAGCAGCAGCGTTAATGCAGACGTTCCAGACTCAACAGCAGATTTGGCAGACCTACGGGCCTAAGAACGGCTTAGTTAGCATGACACAGATGCGTAATACCCTAGCAGACACATTGGCCTTGAGTGGGTTTAAGAATGTAGACCGCTATTATGCACCCATGACCGTAGAAATTGAGCAGCAGTTAATGGCTGAGATGGCTCAAGAAGCAGAAGCGGCTCAACAGGCAGCATTAGAGCAAGGTCAGCAGGGCGATCCAATGGCGCAGGCACTAATCCAAGCAGAGCAGATTAAGGCACAGGCAAGTATGCAAGGCCAGCAGATGAAGTTGCAGGGTAAGATGCAAGGCGATCAGATAAAAATGCAGGCTGATATGCAAGTTAAAGCGGCTCAGATGCAGTCTAAGCAGGGTACTGAACTGGCTGAATTGCAACTCAAGTATCGTGAGCTACAGTCATCTAATGACTTAGAGCGTGACCAGATGAACCAAGACCTTCTTGTGGAGGCTGCTAAGATTCTAGGCCAGTACGGTACGGCAGTTGACGTTGAGCGTGTCAGGGTGATGCAGAATGCCCCACGGGATGAAATGGGCAATATGCTATGATCTTAAAGGCTCAAGCAGAATATTTACTCAAAGATGATACATTTACGACAGTATTTGATATAATCCGACAAGAACAGGTAAAAAAGTTCTTTAAATCTAGCAAATCCGATACGGAAACTAGAGAAGATGCTTATGCAATGACGCAGGCATTAAACCAGTTTGAAAATATCCTCAAAAGTGCAATCACTAATGAGGTTATGAAAGAACGCAAAAAATAGGATAGCACCGTGGAAACGACTAACCAAAGCATAGAAGATGCAGTTGATGCGTTGATGGCTCCAATGGAGTCAGAAGCAACCGAAACCGAAGCACCCGAAGCAGAAGTAGCAGAGGTTGAACAGGAAGAGGTTGAAGAAGAATCAGAATCAGATGATGACGCAGAATATGCTGAAGCAGATGATGACGATGATGATGAATATGATGAGTCAGACGATGAGCCAGCCGATCAAGTTGAGCCTGATACATACTCCGTAAAAGTTAACGGTGAGAATGTTGATGTAACCCTAGATGATCTACGCAAAAGCTACAGTGGACAAAAATATATTCAAAATGGCATGAAGCAAGCGGCAGAGCAGCGCAAGCAAGCGGAAGAGGCTTTTAACGGTCTTAACCAACAGCGTGAGCAGCTTAACCAGCTTATGCAACAGGTAGAGCAGCAGGGCGTAATATCGCAACCAACTCCACCTAGCAAGGATTTGTTAAACGCAGATCCGCTAGGCTATATAGAAGCAGATGCGACTTATAGGGAGCAAATGGGAGCATACCAAGCCCAGCAGCAGCAAATTGGACAGCAACAACAAGCAATGCAGCAACAGCAAGGACAGGCACATCAGGCCCACTTGCAGTCGCAGATGGCAGAACTACAACAGGCTATTCCAGATTTTAGTGATGCTAAGAAAGCACCTAAGATGAAGGAAAGGCTCGTTAAACAAGGTATGGCTGAAGGCTACACTGCCGAAGAAATCGGTGGAATTGTAGACCATAGGGCCATGAAAGTTCTCCATAAGGCGATGCTATACGATCAGATGATGAAAGGGGGCGGTGATGTACAAGCCAAGCTCAAGAAAGCTAGACCGTTAATGAAGGCTGGAACCAAGAAGCAACCTGCTACTGATGCTAAAAAGCACAGCAAGCAAATGTCAAAATTGAAGAAAACTGGCAGTGTCGCAGACGCAGCCGCATTATTGTTTAGTAGTTAATTTAAATTATTTAGGAAGAATTATCATGGCACAACCAACTAACACATATGACACTTTCGATGCAGTAGGCATCAGGGAAGATTTAGAAAACGTAATTTATAACGTCTCTCCTGATGAGACTCCACTGTTAAGTGCTATTGCTAAAGTAAAAGCAACCAACACTTTACATGAGTGGCAAACAGATAGCTTGAGAAGCAGCGCAGTCAATGCACATATCGAGGGAGATAATACTTCTGCTGATGCAATGTCGGCCACTACTAGGCTTCAAAACTCAACCCAAATCTTTAAGAACGCTGTAGTGACTTCTGCCACTAACGATGTTGTTAAAGCTGCTGGTCGTAGCAACTCTGAGATGTCTTATAACATCATCAAAGTAGCTCAAGAGCAAAAGCTAGACATGGAAGCCGCTTTAATGGCTAACCAAGCGCGTGTAGCTGGTAACGCTACTACAGCCCGTAAACTAGCTGGTCTTGGTGCTTGGGTAAAAACTAACGTAACCAATATTGGTTCTGGCGGTTCTAACCCAACTGGCAACGGTACTAACGCTCGCACTGACGGGACTCAAACAGCGTTTTCGCAGGCAGATTTTGATAGCTGCATGCAATCCATGTGGAGTGAAGGCTCAAAGCCCGATACTGTCATTTTGTCTGCATTCACCATGAATGTGGCACTTTCATTTGTCGGTAACAACAACCAACGTGCAAACGGTGCTGCTGGTAAGGTTGAAAACTTACTTTCAGTTTATCTAACACCTTGGGGCAGCGTGACCTTCCAGCCCGCGCGGGAAAACAGGGGCAGAGATGTTTTTATTATTGAAAACAATAAGTTGGCACTTGCAGCTTTGCGTCCAATGAAGAACGAAGCACTAGCCAAAACAGGCGACTCAGAGATGCGTCAAGTGGTTGGTGAAGCTACTTTGGTTGTTCGTAACGAGAAGGCACTAGGTCTAATCGCTGACTGTAGCACTAGCTAAACAGCTTTGTGATACAATAAGGGGGTGCTACGGCATCCCTTTTTTTATGGAGAATTATAATGGCTAAAGTAAAAATAGAAGTTCTGTGCGATAACATTATGCTTGATGAGATGCGCTACGCTGGATGGAAAGGTGAAGTTGACCAAACCATAGTAGATGCCATCAATGCGATGGATGATGGCTATGGCTCACCACGAATTAAAGTAGAAGATAAAAAGAAACCTGCTAAGAAAGCTACTAAGAAGGATGCCTAATGTCTAAAATATCAGAGCAATGGATTGAACAAGACGATAAGCTAATCCACGTTAAGCAGCAGGATTGGAATCCAATGCTAGAACGCGCAGAAGCAATGCGTCAAAATGGCAATGCTGATTTTGGAGAATCCAAACTGGTCGGTGTAATTGACGCTGCACTTATTAACGAATGGCTAAAGGAAGCTGGCGTTAAGTGGGATGATCCAGCTAAAGATGATGTGATTAAGCGCAAGATGCTATCAGGTGAGTTTGACAAGCTGCGCGTTTGGGAGGGCAAATACTGATGGATTATTTTACAGAAGATGAATTAAAATGCAGCCATACTGGTGAGTGCAAGATGGATGAATCTTTTATGTATAAGATCAATACCATCAGGAAGGTGTGTGATTTCCCGTTCACGGTGACTTCAGCTTACAGACACCCTACGCACCCCATTGAAGCAAAGAAGGCTAAGGCAGGCTCACACGCGTCTGGACGGGCTATCGACATTGCAGTACGCGGTGACAAGGCTCACAAACTGATCGAAGTGGCACTAGCTTACGGAATGACAGGCATAGGTGTGGCCCAGAAGGGCGGTTCACGCTTTATTCACCTAGATGACCTAGACCAAGCCAGTGGCTATTCACGGCCTACTGTCTGGAGTTACTAATGAGTTTTCTCAGCTTCTTAAATCCAATCGCCAGTTTAGGCAGCACCTACCTAGAAGGTAAGAACCAAGTAGCTAAGGCCAAATCTGAGGCTGCTGTGGTGTCGATTAAGGCAGAGGCAGACGTTAAGGTGGCTGGCGCA